AATCCGATGGAACAATTGAAATTTCTGGTAGAGGTGATGAAATGCAGGCAACTGAGTTAAGATTTATACCGGGACAAGAAAATATTACGATGGGTAAAGGTAAAAGTAAGGTATCACAAGAGCCAAACTCATTTGAAGCAGATGAATTTATGAAAGGACCAGGAGAAGGCATTGGTGATTATGAAGGCGGTGGTACATACGACGATTTAAAATTTGGTGTAGAGTCATGGGCTAACCTTGTAAAAACATCGGATCAAAAACTAGATGAAGCAGCAAAAAAATTTAGAGAAACACAAACAAACCCTAATCCAAACGTTTCAGGCAAAGACCCAACAACAGGTGAAGAGTTTGCAAAAGGTGGCAGAGTAGGATATAACATGGGTGGGGTAGGAACATTATTTAAAAGGAAAGCATCATAATGGCAACAGTAGATAAAGCGTTACCCAACGTAATAAGAACTAAAATGGATATACCTGGTCCAAAAGAAAAAGGACAAGAGATACAGTTACCACAAGAACCACCGAAACAACCAATTGAAATGACACCAACTGAAGATGGTGGTATGGAAATAGATTTTGATCCTGCTGCAATGGCAATACAAACTGGTGCTGCAAATGATCCTAACGCAAACCTAGCAGAATTTTTAGAAGAAGATATTTTAGATCCTATAGGATCTGATCTAATAGAAGCTTTTGAAGATTACAAATCATCTCGTGATGATTGGGAACAGTCTTACATAAAAGGTCTAGACCTATTAGGTTTTAAATACGAAGACAGAACAGAACCTTTTCAAGGTGCAAGTGGTGCAACACACCCTGTGCTAGCAGAAGCAGTTACACAGTTTCAGTCTCTTGCATACAAAGAATTATTACCATCAGATGGTCCCGTCAGAACACGTGTTATGGGTAAGCCAAGCAAAATAAAAAGTGATCAAGCAGAACGAGTAAAAGAATTTATGAATTATCAACTTATGTGTGAGATGCCGGAGTATGAACCAGAGTTTGATCAAATGTTATTTAACTTACCACTTGCAGGTTCTGCATTTAAAAAAGTTTATTATGATTTTAATCTTGGAAGATGTGTTTCTAAGTTTGTGCCTGCAGAAGATTTAATCGTACCTTACAGTGCAAACTCGCTTGAAGAAGCAGACACGATAATGCACATCGTAAAGATGCCAGCAAACGAAATGCGAAAGATGCAAGTGTCAGGTTTTTATTTAGATACTGAATTGGGCTCACCTGCTTATAATGAAGACGACATAAAAGAATCAAAAAATGATTTGGAAGGAACTTCAGGAACAAGCAAAGACGAAGTATTTACAATAATAGAGTGTCACACAGAATTAGACTTAGATGGTTTCCAAGACATGAATCCACAAACAGGAGAGCCAACAGAAATTAAACTTCCGTACGTTGTGACTGTTGATGAGGGCACAGGAAAAGTTTTATCGATAAGAAGAAATTTCGACGCACAAGATCCAACAAGAAGAAGAAAAGATTACTTTGTACACTTTAAGTTTTTACCAGGACTAGGCTTCTATGGATTCGGCCTTATACACATGATCGGTGGATTGTCTCGAACTGCAACTGCAGCATTGAGACAGCTTCTAGACGCCGGCACCTTGTCAAACCTACCAGCCGGATTCAAGATGCGAGGCATCAGAGTTCGTGATGAAGCACAACCGTTGCAGCCGGGCGAGTTTCGTGATGTTGATGCCCCTGGTGGAAGACTAGACGATGCATTTAAAATATTGCCGTTCAAAGAACCATCACAAACATTATTGTCTTTGATGGGTGTGGTTGTACAAGCAGGGCAACGATTCGCGTCTATTGCTGATATGCAAGTGGGCGATGGTAATCAAAGTGCAGCAGTGGGCACGACAGTTGCGTTATTGGAGCGTGGCTCGCGGGTTATGTCTGCTATTCACAAAAGATTGTATCAATCTATGAAAAAAGAATTCATGTTATTGTCTGGTGTATTTGCAACATATTTACCACCAACTTATCCGTATGATGTTGTAGGTGGACAAAGACAGATTAAAGCAACAGACTTTGATCAAAAAGTAGATATTATACCTGTAGCAGACCCAAACATATTTTCACAAACACAAAGAATACAACTTGCACAAACAGCATTACAGATGGCTATGTCAAATCCTGGAATGCACAACCTTCCTGCTGCTTATAGATCAATGTATGAAGCGTTAGGTGTAAAAGATATAGATTCTTTGATGCCACCTGTTCCAGAAGCGTCTCCAATGGACCCAAGTGTAGAACATATTAACGCTTTATCGGGTAAAGCTATCAAAGCTTTTCCTAATCAAGACCACACAGCGCACATGAAAGCGCATTTAGCCTTCATGGGTACACAAATTGCACGTACAAACCCCAATATTTTGGCTTCAATACAAAAAAACATACTAGAACACATAAGTTTGATGGCACAAGAGCAAGTTCAGCTTGAATTTAAGGAAGAAATAGCGCAAGTTCAACAAATGACGCAACAATTACAACAAATGACCTCCGCTAACCCTCAAATGGTGCAACAAAACCCTCAAATGATGGAAATTAAGAGTCAATTAGAGAAATTAAACACCCAAATGGAGTCTAGAAAGGCTGTTTTGATAGCTGAAACCACTTTAGAGTACCTAGAAGAGGAGAAAAAGGTCTTAAATCAGATAGATAATGACCCATTATTGCGTCTAAAAGCCGACGAAGTACAGCTTAGAGCACAAGAAAATATGCGAAAAAAGAAGGAAGATGAGGACCAATTAAACCTCGATAAGGCCAGATTATTACAAGCTAGAGAGCTTGCAGAGGACAAAATGGAGCTAAATGACAAGCATCAAAAACTAAGAGCTAGTGTATCACTTGCAAAAGATGGTATAAAAGAAATGACAGCAGTAGTTGGAGAAGAAAAAAAATGATTGAAAAACGTAGAGTTGGCTTTCAAGGAGGAGGTAAAGATGCTGGAGCAGGTGGTGGCTTTGGTGGTAACAAAGGTAACAAAGGTAATAAAAAAGGCGGTGACGGTAAGGGAAAACAACAAAAGAGTGGGCCACCGGCACAAGATAGATTTAAAACCAGTCAACAATTAAAACAACAAATTAAAGACGTTAAAAAAGCAGCATCCGGAACAGCTATTAAAGGTGGTGGCAAAGGAAACTTTTTAAGAGACAGTCAAGGTAATATTGTAAGTTATTCGGGAGGTGCTGCTAAAGCACGAGCAGATGCAGAAAAAGCCATCAGAGACTCGATCGCACAAAATATACAAGCACAAGAGGCAAAACAAGTAACACCGACTCAAGCTGGCATAACTTCGGTTATGGATAGAATGAAACAAGATAGGCAAAATTTATTAGATAGAGCAAAAAAGAATAGAATAACAAACCAACAATTAAACCAACTCGGCAAACTAAATAGAGATTTAGGCTTTAACAGAACAACTGGAATGGGTGCTATCGAAAGTTTCAGAGATCAATTTACAAAACCTGAATTTAAACGAGGCCTTGGTACTTTAATAAAAAATTATCAAAAAATTTCTCCTATGGGCATACTGATGAATAAGATACTTAATCCACAATTTGAAGAGCAAACAGGTATACAAGGACTACCAGAGTTTGAAGGTATGCAAAGAAACAACATGATGTTTGGCCCAGGTGTTTATGACTTTACTCAACCAACTAGAATGCCAATGAACATGGCGGAAGCAACACCTGAACAGAAAGGTTTTTTTAAAGGTCTTTTAGATAGATTTATAAATCCTTCAATAATGGAAAATCAAATAGAACCAGGACTAGAACAACAAGATAAAAAACGTGATATAATAGAACAAATGATGGAAGAAAGTGCCTTTATTTAATGGCTATATCTAGATCTAATCTTGGTAAAACAACTGACAAAAAACAAAAGAAAATCAGCAAAGTAATGCGTGAGTATAAAAAAGGTAAATTAAACATTGGACAAAGTAATAAAAAAGTAAAGAATAGGAAACAAGCCGTAGCTATCGCACTTAACGAAGCCGGTGTAAAACAAAAGAGGAGACGAGCATGATCGAATCAGCAAAAGAATGGTTAATGGAAAAGTGGGACAACACATCCATGAAAACCAAAATTATCGGTGCAGTAGTCATCGTAATTATCATCATCGGAATAAGCACATAATCAAATGATACT